AACCATTGCAAACACAAGTGAAAGTCAATGGAGACAAGAGTTTGAATGTTTATTTTTAGGTTCATCAGATACTCTTATATCTGGTCCAATATTAAACAGATTGGTATTTGACAAACCTAAAAATTCAAGTGCTGGATTAGATGTTTATGAAGATCCTCAAGAAGATCATACTTATGTAATTACTGTGGATGTTGCTCGTGGAGTTGAGAAAGACTATTCGGCATTTATAGTAATTGATGTATCTCAATTTCCACACAAAGTTGTATCAAAATATAGAAATAACCAAATAAGACCTATATTATTTCCTCAAATAATAAAGGAAATTGCTTTATCATATAATAAAGCATACATTCTTTGTGAGGTTAATGATGTTGGTGATCAAGTAGCTGCTGGACTTCATTATGACTTAGAATATCCAAATTTGCTCATGAGCTCAATGCGAGGTAGGGCTGGACAAATTTTGGGACAAGGATTTTCTGGGAAAAAAGTTCAACTTGGTGTAAAGATGTCAAAAACAACTAAAAAAGTTGGGTGTTTAAATTTAAAAACATTAATTGAAGATAATAAAATAACATTTACAGACTTTGAAATAATAAATGAATTAACAACTTTTGTTCAAAAAGGAAATTCTTTTGAGGCAGAAGATGGAAGAAATGATGACCTAGTTATGTGTTTGGTAATGTACTCTTGGTTAATTCTTCAAGATTATTTTAAAGAACTTACCGATCAAGATATAAGAAAAAGAATATATGAAGAACAAAAGAATCAAGTAGAGCAAGATATGTCCCCTTTCGGTTTTATTGTGGATGGAGTAAATAATGAAGATACTTTTGTAGATAAAGATGGAGATAGATGGTTTACTGATGAATATGGCGACAAGCAATCAGAATTTTCCTATATGTGGAATTCTTGGTAATGAATTTAGACAATCATTTAAGTTTTGAACATTTATTTTTATATGAAAGAAAATGTAGAAATTGTAATCAGACTAAAAACTTAATTGGCGAATTTTATAGAACTAGAAAAGATAGAGGTCCTGTTGCATCTTCCTTTTCTTATGAGTGTAAAGAATGTACCAAAAAAAGAGTTATTATCTCAAGGAAAAGTAGTATAATTGAAGTAAAATGGGAATATCCTGACTGGTGAAGTGTTCACGCAATAATTCCCATTTGAAAAATAATATTTTAATAAATATTTTTAGTTAAACTGAGACTTAGGAGAAAATTAAATGGCGACTCCTCAATTATCTCCCGGCGTTTTGATCCGTGAGGTTGATCTAACTGTAGGGAGAGCTGATAATGTTTTAGATAATATCGGAGGAATTGCTGGACCTTTTCCTACCGGACCTGTGGATGAAGCTGTAGATATTACTACAGAAAGAGATTTAATTAGTGTGTATGGAAAACCTCTTTCACTTGATGGACAATACGAATATTGGATGAGTGCATCTTCATTCCTTTCTTATGGTGGGGTTTTAAAAATTGTACGAACTGATGGTGATAGTCTTGTAAATGCAAACGCAAGAAGAATTCGTAGTGGTGAAATTATTGAAGTAGATAATGTAAGTATTGCAAGTACTTTAAGAACACCAGGAACTTATCTTGCACAAAATACTGGATTAACAACTGCATATACTGATACTGATCCGGATGGAGAAGGGGCTGTTTTCTCAATAACTGTTGCAGACAATGGTGCTGGTTTAGGTTCAACTGTAAGTGTTTCTATCCTAAACGGAGGTAGTGGTTGGGATATTGATTCAACAATTACAGTTTCTTCAAGTTTGGTTGGTGTTGGTACTAACTCAATACTTGGATTAGAAATCACTTTTGATGTTGCTGATATTTATACCACTGGTGGAATTTCAACTGTAGGAGAATCTAACTTAAAAATTAAAAACTTTGATGATTATTCTTTAAATTATGCTGATGATATTGCAGGATACATGTTCACTGCAAAGACTCCTGGATCTTGGTCTAATAATCTTAAAGTTTGTATTATTGATGATAAAGCAGATCAAATTATTGGTGTTGGAACAATAGTCGCAGCACAATGTGATGTTGGAATGGGTATTACAGTTTCATTGAATAATGTAACTTACACTCAACCAACAGGAGTAAATTCATCTTTTACCGGATATCTGAAGGGAATAATTACTGGAGTTCAAGATGATGCAATTGATGTTAAAATTGTTTCAAGAGTTGCTATCGGAACAGATTCTGACACCTATATTACTTATAAAGCAAGAAATGCAGCATCATCAATCAGACCATCCACTTCTGTAGGCATAACAACTGTAAATATCATAGGTGAATCTGGAATTGTAACTACAACTGCTCTTCCAATAGGAGGATCATTCGTAAAAGACTGGTATGATGAGCAAAAACTAGATTTGGTCAATGCTGATATTCTTTGGAGATCTATAGCACCCAAACCGGTAACTAACCAATATGTTTTAGATCGTAATGGTAGAAATGATGCTATTCACGTAGTATTAATAGATGATACTGGAGATGTTACTGGAATTCAAGGAAATCTACTAGAAAAGCATTTAAATCTTTCTAAGGCAACGGATGCTATTTCAGCAGTAAATTCTCCACAAAGAATATGGTATAAAGATTATCTTGCACAGTATTCAAGTTACATTTACGCTGGAGATAATCCATCAGATAATGAAAATAATGAACAGGTATACCAAACTGGATTCTCTGAGTCATTTACTCCATACACTGTGTCTGAGGGATTATGGAATGAAGTATCTCAAGATAAAACTTTCAGTGCCATTGGGAATGCAATGTATGTTTTAACCGGTGGTAAAGATTATGGCGATGAAGATGCAGAACCAGGAGAAACTGGAACCATGACTGCTCAACTTGGACCACTATTAAATTCTTATGATGTATTCCTCAATAGAGAAGAAATTGAAATTGATTATTTAATAATGGGACCAGGATTAGGAAACAAATTTGAATCACAAGCCAAGGCTGCTCACTTGATTGCTCTTGCTGAACAGAGAAAAGACTGTATGGCAGTTATTTCTCCTCATCGCCTAGATGTTGTATCTGAACCAGATCCAAGTACTGGATTAAAGCAATATTTAACTACAGATCAAATTACTGATAATATTATTGAATTTTTCTCACCATTATCTTCATCATCTTATGCAATATTTGATAGTGGATATAAATACACTTATGACAGATTTAATAATAAGTTCCGATATATTCCTTGCAATCCAGATGTTGCGGGACTTTGCGTAAGAACTAGTATCTTCGCATATCCTTGGTTCTCTCCTGCTGGACAGCAAAGAGGAATTTTAAATAATGCAATTAAACTTGCATACAGTCCAAATAAGTTCCAAAGAGATCAACTTTATCCACAAAGAGTAAATGCTGTTATTACAAAACCTGGATTAGGAACACTTCTATTCGGAGATAAAACAGCACTTGGATATGCATCCGCATTTGATAGAATAAACGTTCGTCGGTTATTTCTCACTGTTGAGCAAGCACTTGAAAGAACTGCTCAGGCACAATTATTTGAACTCAATGATGAAATTACAAGAGCAAACTTTGTAAACATCGTAGAACCTTATCTTCGTGATGTTCAGGCAAAGAGAGGTCTTTATGGATTCTTTGTTAGTTGCGATGAATCAAATAACACTCCTGATGTGATTGATAATAATGAATTTAGAGCTGATATTTTCTTAAAACCAGCCAAATCAATTAATTATGTAACCCTGACTTTTGTTGCAACCAGGACTGGTATTGCTTTTGAAGAAGTCGTTGGTACTGTTTGATCATATAAAATTAATTACAACAGGAGGAATTAAAAATGGCTACTCTCAAGGGTCTCTCTCAGTTTAAATCTAAATTAATCGGTGGCGGTGCTCGTCCTAATCTTTTTGAAGTTACTATTCCCAGTTTTCCTGGGGGAGTAAATTTAGGTATTCAGGGCGATGGTAATGGTGCATTTGATGCGGAAAACTTCACATTTTTATGCAAAGCAGCTGCGCTTCCAGCATCTTCTATTGCTCCAATTGATGTTCCGTTTAGAGGTCGTATTTTAAAAGTTGCTGGAGATAGAACATTTGATACTTGGACGGTTACTATTATTAATGATGAAGACTTCTCACACAGAAGAGCATTTGAGGCATGGATGCAAAACATTGGTCAGTATTCCGATCATAGTGGTCTAACCGAACCAAATTCTTATATGACTGATGCTCAAGTTGTTCAACTTGGTAGAGCATTGGTTGGTAGAGAAACTGGAACTGGAACTGGCGGAAATGCTAATGTTCTTGCTCAATATAAGTTTAAGGATATTTTCCCAACTAATATTTCACAGATTGATCTCTCTTATGATACTTCAGATACTATTGAAGAATTCACAGTAGAATTCCAAGTGCAGTTCTGGTATCCAGAAACTCCTGGATCCAACTCTGCCCAGGGTTAATAAATAGTATTATTAAATTAAACTTTAATTATGGCAAAATTATTTGGATTTTCAATTGATGAAAAGAAAACACAATCTCCAAGTATAGTATCCCCCGTCGCTCCTAACAATGAGGACGGGGTTGATCATTATTTGACTAGTGGATTTTTTGGTTCTTATGTAGATATTGAAGGTGTCTATAGAACTGAATTTGAAATGATAAAAAGATATCGTGAGATGGCACTTCATCCGGAAGTTGATAGTGCTATTGAAGATATTGTAAATGAAGCAATTGTATCCGATACTAATGATTCTCCCATAAAAATTGAATTATCAAATTTAAATGCAAGTGATGGAATAAAAGAAAGAATAAGAGAAGAATTCAAATATATTCTTGAACTTTTAGATTTTGATAAAAAATCACATGAAATTTATAGAAATTGGTACATTGATGGTAGACTTTATTATCATAAAGTTATAGATCTAAAAAAACCTCAAGAAGGAATACAAGAACTTCGTTATATTGACGCAATGAAAATGCGTTATGTTAGAAAACAAAAAAAGAAACCAAACGATAATTCAAATTATGTAAAAAATAATATTGAAAATCCTATGGATTATGATTTTCCTGTGATTGAAGAATATTTCATATACAATCCAAAATCTTCTTATCCTGTTGGTGCAATGGGAGGCCAACCAACTTCTTCACCAACACAAAATGCAGGAGTAAAAATAGCAAGAGATTCAGTTTCTTACTGCACTTCAGGTTTGGTAGATAGAAATAAAGGTATTTGTCTGTCATATTTACATAAAGCA